CAAGCTAATGGCCGACCAGTTGCCACCGATCGGCACCACTCAAATGACAGCAACAGAGATTAATACCCGTGTTGAAATGATCCGCCAGTTGTTAGGACCTATGTATGGTCGTCTACAAGCTGAGTATTTGCGCAGTATTTTAGATCGCTGTTTTGGCTTGGCATTGCGTGACAACGTTCTAGGTGATGCACCTGAAGAACTTTGGGGCCGTAATCTTTCATTCAAGTTTGTGTCACCACTGGCACGTAGTCAACGCATGGAAGAAGTCTACGCAACTGAGCAATACATCATGAGTCTTTCAAACATTGCTCAAGTCGATCAAACCATTCTCGATAACGTCGATTTTGATGCTGTTGCAGTGCTTACAGGAACAGGGCGAGGCGTACCGCAGACGATTATGCGTACAGCTGATGAAGTTCAACAGCTACGCCAAGCACGTCAAAAGGCACAGGAAGAACAAGCAAAGGCACAGCAGCAGGCGGCAATGATGGATAAGGCTGGTGATGCTATTACAAAGGGTATGGGCAACCAAATGGCGCAACAAATGGGTACTGAGGTGATGCAATGATCTTAATTATCGCCGTGTTAGCCATTCTCTTGTTGATTGCATGCGTAGCACTTTGGTCATCCTACCAAGAGCGAAACATGCTCAAACAGCAGCTTACGGATGAACAAGAGGCTAAAGCTAAGTTACTTCCGAAAGATAAGTCTAACGAGCATGAAATTGAAATAGGCATTCAGGTCAAACGGCGATATTGCCGTCCTGTGACGGCGGAAACCTACCGTAATTTATTCGATATCGATGTGAATGGTGTACGTGTCTTAGAACATCTGACATCAATTTTCTGCAAATCAACTTATGTGCGTGGCGGTCAAGAGGCTGAGCGAGAGTCTTGCTTTAGAGCAGGCGAACGAAGTGTTGTGGAATTCATTATTAAGCAAATCAATCGTGCGAATGATCCTGACTATAAGGAAGAAACCCAGAGTAACGAATGGATTGAACAGTTCAACAAACGCACTAACCCAAACAACTACTGACCAAAGGAATAACACATGACTAATCCAGTAGAAGAAACTGCAGTACCAGCAACAGATCCTGCACCAAGTGTAATAGGTACACCACCAGCTGAGCCAAATCTGACTGATCCACCTACAGAGCCAGTTACACCGCCAGCTGGTGCACCTGAATCAATAGATGGTTATGAGGTGAATGTAGAAGGCTTTAACTATGACGATTTTAAGGCCATTCCAGAAAACCAAGAGTTCTTAGAACGTGCACGTGAAGCAGGTCTTAGCAGTGAGCATTTAGGCTTTCTACTTGGGGAATATAACCAGTTGATTCCTGCGCTCATGGAAGGTAATGCAGCACTAGACAATGAAGCCTGTATTTCAGCCATGAAAGAGACTTGGGGCGGGGAAACAGATACTAATTTTGGATTCGCACGAGCAGCTGCAAACAATGCAATTCAGAACGGCATTTTGACAGCGGAAGAAGTGAATAGCCCTGAGTTTGGCAACAATCCACTTGTCTTAAAAATGGCGGCTTATTTCGGTTCACAACTTCAAGAAGATACACCCCCTGCTAACACCCAACAAAGCGGTGCATTAGATGTTCAATCATTAATGAAATCGGAAGCCTACTTAAACGTAAATCACCCAGACCATAAACGTGTATTCGCGCAAGTAGAAGGCTTTTATCAGAAGCAATATAAATAAGGGGTAGTCCATGCCAATTGCAAACGAAAATCACGGCGGCGTTTGTACAGCAGTTCCATGACAATTATGAATTGGCATGTGCGCAAAACGTTTCACGTTTGCTAAAGACTGTAACGAATCGCGGTCGTATTGAAGGTGAGTCATTCACAATCAACGATATGGGACAGGTGGAAATGAAAGCTTCAGGTGCGCGTTATGGCGACACTGAATGGACAATTCCCGATGTAGGGGTGCGTTCAGTCCTAATGAATGATTTTGATTTATTCATTCCGATTGAAAAGCGTGATGAGCCAAAGTTAAAGGCACACCCAGACGATAAATACATGCAGTTATTGCATAACGCTCACAACCGCAAAGTGGACGACATTATTTATCAAGCCCTGATCGGTACGATTGCACGTAAAACTGTAAATGATGCAGGTGTTGCATCAACTACAAACGTAGCTCTGCCTGATGGCCAAATTGTTGCCCCAACAGGTATGACGCTTAAACAGCAAATTATTTGGGCTAAATCTTTATTCCGTAAAAACGAATGTGATGAACAGAACGGCGAGCAACTATTCCAGATTTACACTGCGGACATGATGAATGAATTTTTAAATGACACCACATTGACCAATGCGGACCATATGAAAATTCAGATGCTGCAAGACGGTGCTGTAGGTACGAAGTGGCTTGGTGTTGAGTGGGTTGCATACGAAAAAGTTGTTGCTGGTGCAACCGCAGGTTCTAAGCGTGCTCCGATGTATTGTAAGTCTGCTGTTCATTACGGTGATGCTGCAATTACCGATTTTGGTATCGGTGTACGTGAAGACAAAAAACGTATCAAACAAGTCGGTGGTGTTCACTCAATGGCTGCTGGTCGTGGGAATGAGCTAAAAGTGGTTGCTATTGATTATGACGCTTCTTAAGTCGTAGCTTTGGCCTCACGCTTTACGAGCAGGGCGTGAGGTCTTTTTTATAAGGAGCAGCCAAAATGATTCAATTCTTAATGTGTCTTTTTGGTTTTCATGGTGCGACTGAGATTGGTACCGATGCCAAGCCAGAGTGCCGCAATTGTTTGAAAGAATTGGAATAAGAATATGAGTAAAAAATTATTAGCACATGCATTATGCGCATACATTGGCACTAAATCAGTATTGGCTACAACCATGACACGTGGCGAATATAATGAATATCGCGGCTGGCAGATTCCTGAAAATGAAGACCCAAGCGAACAGGGTTATCTGGTTGAATACGTAGATGGTGGCAAACCAAATGATGAGCGTCATGTTGGTTATATATCTTGGTCGCCGCGTGATGTATTTGAAAAGTCATACCATCAATCTCAAACACCACAAGATCGCGTTCGACTTGAACAGCGCGAACTGTACACAAAGCTCGATGCACTGGAAAATTTCTTAGATAAAGGTCAGCCAAGTTTCATTAATGATGAGCAATGGGATTTATTGCAAGAACAGCAAAAACACATGGATGCATACCATGATGTGCTAGTGAAACGCATCGCATTATTCTAACACCCAACAAACCAATCCTTAAAAGCCTTCAAGATCATTAAAACTTGAGGGCTTTTTTATGACTACAACATCAATATCCATCTGTAATGAAGCGCTGAGCATGATTGGTGCTAAAGCAATTCAATCCTTTGAGGACAATACGGAAAACGCACGACGTTGTGCTGCAATTTATGCCTCTACACGCCGTGGTTTATTGCGTATGCATCCTTGGTCATTCGCCAAGAAACGTGCACAGCTTGCACCAGTGAGCACACATCCTGCGTTTGGATACAGCAATGCATTCCCACTGCCTAAAGATTTTTTGCGTCTATATGATTCAGGTCAGTACGAATACGAAATGGAAGGTCGCCACATTCTTGCCAACACAAATCTAATCAACTTGGTCTATGTTCGTGATGAAGATAATGAAGAGCTTTGGGATTCTTTATTTTCTGAGTGTATGGCCTTGTATTTGGTGAGTAAGCTTGCAAAGCCGATTACAGGTAGCAATGCTGAAGCAGATAGCGCATGGCAGAAGCTACAGAACATGCTGAAACAAGCACGTGCTATCAATGGTCAAGAACGTCCAGCACAAGACTTTGCAGCAGATTACACCCCTAATTTGATGGGGGTACGCTACTAATGAAGCAGGTCATCACTAAAAATAACTTCAGTGCTGGGGAGCTGTCACCGACGCTGTATACGCGCACAGATATTCAACAGTATGGCAATGGAGCGAAAACGCTTAAAAATGTGATTCCACTTGTTGAAGGTGGTGTGCGTAAAAGACCAGGCACACTGTTTTTATCGGAACAGGTTGGTGCAGTACGACTCATTCCGTTTGTGGTCAATTCAGACAATGCATTTCTAATTGTTTTTAAGCCGAATTTAGTCGAGATTGTTAATCCGAAAACACTCGAAGTACTTGAAAGTATTGTTTCTCCATACACAGAGAGTCAAATACATGACATCCAGTTCGTACAATACCGGTATGAAATGTATCTCACACATAGTGAAGTGCCAGTACACCGCCTTTTATGTAATACAGCCTTTGATAATTGGCAGCTAAATCAGTTTGTTTACACTCATTTGCCGACCGACTCTGAAAATGCACGGTTTCCATTCCGAAAAGGAAAGCCCTCAGGTCAAGACATTGGTGCACTGGTATCTTTCACACTGAGCTCCTATAACAGCTGGGTGAGCACACAGGCTTATTTAGCAGCAGATGTAGTTGTTTATGCTGGTAATTACTATCAGGCATTACGTGACAATACAGACAAGCAACCGAACGAAAATGAACTAGATTGGGCACAGGTTACTGGTGAAGTCGGGGCTACATTCACGGCTGCTGATATTGGCAATTTGATTGAAGTGAATGGAGGGATTATTAAGATCACTCAATTCATTAATGCTGATCATGTAAACGGAGAAATCCTTAAAAAATTAGATGCTGACATCACAGCAATTGAACGTTCTTGGGCAATTTTGCCGCCAGCATTTAACGCTACGAATGGCTATCCAAGATGTTGCACATTCTTTAAACAGCGCTTAGTCCTATCGAACACAAAAAAAGCCCCGAACAAGGTGTGGTTTAGTGCTGTTGGCGGTAATGGTAATTTTCTCGAGACTACAGAAGATGGTGACGCATTCAGCATTGTGTCTGCATCTGGCCTATCAAACAGTATTTTATTTTTAGAAGCTCAGCGCGGGGTAGTGTGTTTAACCTCAGGCGGTGAGTACATGATCGACTCAGACGGCGCATTAACCCCTACAACAGTAAACATCAATGAACACAGCGCATACGGTGCATATCCAGTAACCCGACCTGAACGTGTGGGCAATGAGCTGCTATTTGTGCAGCGTGGCGGTGAGCGTGTCCGGGCATTAACCTATCGCTATGAAGTAGACGGTTTGGTTTCACCTGAAGTCAGCTCTCTTTCTTCCCATATTGGAGAGCAACACGGCGGGGTAAATGAAATCTCCTACATGCAAGAACCTGAAAGTTTAGTCTGGTTGGTGTTAGGTGATGGCAAAGTGGCCACAATTACTTTTAACCGTGATCAAGAGGTTTTGGCATGGGCACAGCACGACTTTAGCGGTGAAGTGATTAGCATGTGTTCTATCCCTACACAGCTTGGTTCGGACCGTACTTTTATGTTGGTGAAACGATCGGGTACCACGTGTCTTGAGGAAGTGTCTTTTAGTGCTTATGTGGACTCAGAACGCACATTGGTCGTGGGTAGTGGGCAAGTAGTAAAGCCCAATCTACTTGATGAGGTTGTGGCCTATCACCAAGGGGATGATTTTATTTATCAGACCAACTTTGAGGAGGATGGTGAATACTTAGTTGTGGGTGATGAGCTAAACGGTGAAGGCATCAAATTCGGTCAGCCGATCTACTGCACAGTTGAGCTATTCCCACCTGAATTGAATCAAGCACCGCTGTCTAGCATGTTGCATAAAGCTAAGGTCGATCGTACAGCTTTCTTTTTTAACAACACCATTGCACCCGAGCTAAACGGTGAAATGATTGAAATTTTCACCTATGACGATAACCCACTTGCACCACGAAAGCCGCATACAGGCTATCACTTGGAAGAAGGTGGATCATGGGAAGACCTGCATAGAATCCCTTTAGTAATAACACACAACAAACCGCTGCCGTTTCACTTGCAATCTATCACTATGCAGTTATCAATTAACGAGAAATAACCATGCGAGTGCGTACAGCTAAGCTCCCCGATGTGCCTGCCTTGGTTGCATTGGGGCAAGAATTTATTAAAGAAGCGCCCAACTATCAAAATCGTCCATACATGCCTGATAAGGCAGCAGAGCATTTCACTCATTTAATTAATGGCGGCGGTGTGATTTTCATCGTTGAGCAAGATCAAGAAATCATGGGCGGTTTTGCAGGGCGTGTCGGTGGTGACTGGTTCAATAACACCAAAATTGCCTTTGATGATGTGATGTATGTAAAGCCTGAATTTCGCAAGACACGCGCAGCTTATGTACTCATTCAAACTTTCATTGGTTGGGCGGCTGCTATGGGTGTGAATCGAATCCAGTGCGGTACCACGACTGGTGTTGAATCTCGTGCTTGTATTCGACTCTATGAGCATTTCGGTTTTACACAATACGGCACTGTTTTGGATATGGAGCTATAAGCATGAATGACGTTATCCCACATGAGAATAAAGAGCTGTTAGCTCAAATCCTTGGAGAGGTTCAAAACCGAGCATACATTGATGTTGTACGAGATATTCAACAGCAAATTACGGATCAAGCTGAATTGATTGAAGTGCCAGTGGTTCATCGTTTTGCACCTGGTGTGTATATGCGACAGATGGATGCAAAAGCCGGCACGTTAATTGTCAGTAAGATGCATCGAACCGAGCATATGAATGTTTTGCTAAGTGGTTCGCTTACAGTCGCTACTGAAAATGGCATTGAATATTTAAAAGCACCCGCCGTGATTAAATCTATGCCCGGCACAAAACGCATCGGTTACTTTCATGAAGATACGTCTTGGATGACGGTACACCCAACAGACAGTACTGATTTAGAAGAAATCGAAAAGCAGGTGATTGTTCCTGAAGAAGAGATTGATCAATTCCTTGTAACAATCCAAGGCAAGTTTAAGGAGATAGCACTATGACTTGGGGAATGGTTGCGGCTGCGGCCGCTGTAGCAGGTGCAGCAATTTCAGGTTATTCGAGCTACCAAAATAACAAAGCTGCAGGTGAACAAGCCGAAGCCGATGCGAGTGCTGAAAAAGCGCGTGGACGCTTAGAAGCAGACCGCATTCGTAAGGAGAAAGAAAAAACTCAATCCGCTGCACGTGCTGCTTTGGCTCAGAATGGTCTAGATGTGAATGAAGGTACTGCATTGGTCATTAATGATGAAATTGAACAGGCTGCAAATTACGATGCCAATATGGCCGAAGTCACAGGCTATAACTCCTCACAGCGATTGAAAGCACAAGCCAGTCAATTTAAAAACAATGCAAATACGGCAGCAGCAACAGGTGTTTTAAATACGGTTTCAGCGGGTGCTAGTGGCTACAGTGCTCTTACCCAGCAGACAAATAAAACGCAAGGTTCGACAAGTGGGGGGTGGAAATAATGCCAAGAATCCCGATGGGTAATTTTGGTAAAGCAATGCCTGAAGTTCAACGTATTGCTGTACCTCAAAACAACTTAGATCAGCTTGGTTCAGCCATTGCTAACGCTGGAAGTTCTGTACATGGTGCAGCTCAGGAAATCGATAAGCAAAAACAAGAGGCTGAGCTCAGTGCCAAACGCCTCGAGCTGTTCAACAACGACTTAGCCAAGCAAGAAGCGAAAGTGAAGCTCGATGACATCATGACCACAGAAATGAATGAGCAAGTTACGCTTGTGAAAAATGGTGTGTCTAATGGCGATTACAACGCCAAGGCTGGGCAAGATGCTTTAAACAAATGGTCAGAAGATCGATACAAGCAAATTGAATCGGAACTACCTGAATTTGCACGTCCAGATTTAAACAACTACTGGCGTGATAATGTGAATCGTCAGGCTTCAGGTTTACTACCATTGCAACTTCGTGCCGATATGCAAAAAGGTGTTGTGCTTGCTGATCGCTACGGTGACATAGCTTCACGTTATGATCGCAAGCAAGGACGTGCATATTTAGAAACGAATCTCGCAAGTTTAAATCTACCTGCAGCGGATGTACAAGCACGAGTAAATGCATTTGAATCAGGCCAAGACATTCTTGAAATTGAGGGTGCTATTTCCAGCGCTGTAGAGAACAAAGATACCAATTCATTGCGCC